CTCATCTGGGGTTTCTTCCCCTTGTACAAGGCTTGCGTAAACCCATGCAAGCACATCGGCTTCCGTTAGGTCCGCGTAGGGGATGTAAGTCGGGCTTGTTGGATCGGGGGTACAATGCAGTTTACCCGCCTCTGTGGCAGTGTAGATCGGATCACCGTCGCTTGCTGCCATGCAAGACCAGTAAACCAAAATAACCCCGCCGTCGGCGTCTTTGTGCGTCATATTGCTGACGCTCCAGTTACAAGTGATAGCCATGGTCTTTCTCCTTTTCTAGGCCAGTGAGTTAACTTTCGTGATAAGCGCGGGACTTAGCTAATAAATCCGCTTCCGTTACTTTTAACGGCTCAACGATGACCTTGCCGTTTTCGTCGGTCCATTCGGTATCGTACATGTGCTTGTCTTGACGTTCGCCAATAACAAGCCACGAAATCGTGTCGGTGCAAGTATTATCCTGCGCCTCAATCGTCAGAATGTTTCCGTCTACTGATCCCCGTACCGCTGTCCAACCTGTTTCGTTAGAGGTAAAGCATTGAACTTCACGGTTTAGTAAGGCAAACGTACCTTCGCTCATTCCTGCAACGGTGTCGATATTTACTATTGCCCGACCAGATACGAGGTCAACCTTGCCACGATAAATGTTATCAGCTTGCGGGGCTTCAACAAATGAGTGAACAAGATCATGAGTAGCTGACTTAGATGCAAGCGGGTGGTCAATTCTGAAAGAACCAGAGCCTTTTGACAATGATCCCGAAATAGTGCAGTTACCCGCAGCCCCGGTAACTTGGAATGTTATGTTTCCAGAAGAATTACGCATCCGTAATCCTTCATTGTCATGAACTCCAATTTCTGTCCAATATCCACTCTGCATAAGATATTTATCAAGCGAGCCGTTGTCCGTTGTTTTAAGGACAATTTTGCAGCCTGTTCCGCTTGTACCACTTTCGGCACGGATAATCTCAGTGCCGCCAGCGTCGTATGGGTGTAGACGAACAGCGGGGCTAGAATGCCCAATTCCGACATATTTTGATGGAGTCCAAACGATACAGTCGTCGGCGGAGTACATACCCAAGAAGCCGTAGTTGCTACTGCTCCCTGAGCTTGCACTGTAATGTCCAAAAATCGTTGTGTCGAACGTGGCTTCAGCCTTACCAATGCTCATCACTGCTCGTTTAGTGTTCGGCAAATCGGTAATCAAACCAGTGAACGCATAATTAAAGGTGCTGCCTCCGTCTACTTGTGCACTGACCGCAAGGGTAGGATTGCCGTCCCCTGCCGTGCCGCCAACCGTCAGGGAAGCGTCTGTTCTGGGGGTGCTGGTCTTGATCCCGACGACGTTTGCACTTGCGTCCACAAACAGCGCGTGGGTGTCCGTATCGCTCTCGACGCGGAAGTCGCTATCAATACCAGTTTCGTTGACGATCATGCCGCCGCGAATATCTACAGTGCTCCACGCTACATCATCGTTAATGTATAGCTTAGTGATATCATCTGCCGCCCCGCCAGAGCGGGCAAAAAACTGAGGTCCAAGACCAGAGCGAGACAACTTATAGCCGCCACCCGCAAAATCATGCCTAAAATTAGGCGTATTTGATGTTCTAGCTACAATTAGGTCTTGTTCAATGCAAACACTGTTTGAAGTAGGGGCATTTCCCCCAAGCAAGCTAAGCGCATTATTTCCTGAATCCAGATAAATGGCATGAGTGTCAGTGTCAGACTCGACGCGGAAGTCCATGTCGACGCCGTCTTCGTTGACAACAAGACTTCCTACAGCAGCCGTAAGAGACGTGACGGCGGTAGTTGACCCGCCTAGTCTGAGTTGCCAGAGATAATGGGTTTCCGTTGCTCCCGCTGGTAGGCTCGTACTTCCAGTATCGTTTGCTACGCCTTCAAAATAGCCACCAGTGGCATAAACCACGGGAGCCGCTGCGCCAAACTGCGCGTTAGCGACATAAATCTTAAAGTGATCGGTGTCGTACTTCCATGCAACTTTACTTACCGAAGTTCCGTAAGAATTGCTCCACGAATACCCGCTTAAATCGTTCGTGTTGTCGATGGTGCCGACAAAGGTCGTTTCACCCATCTCATCCGCGCCGTAGCCTTGTGCGCCGAGGAAGGTGATTTTAATTCGAGACGACTGTGCGGCATTCGATATGTACCAACGGCCAACCTCAATCCAATTAGCGTTGGGCATATTTGTTAATACGCCCATAGTTTGGATGGTGGTACGCGTGCCACCTAGAACATCCAGCGCATAAGCCGGAGAGGACTGGTTAATGCCAATCGCGTTAGCAGAAGCATCTACAAACAGCATGTACTGATTGCTGTCAGACTCGACGCGGAAGTCGGCGGAGGCATTTCCTGTCTCATTAAAAACAGACGGACTCGCGCCTGCATCAATTCGATGCTGTAAGGTGCCTGATCCATCGTACAGATCAATCCGTGGAGCAAAGTTTCCAGAAGCACTCGCCAGAAACTCAACAACGGGTACAGACGCAGAGCGTGTCTGAAATTTCAGATAGTTGCTGGTCCATGTGAAATTTGCGTCTGCCCCAAGCGCAAGGCCTCCATCGACGTTAAGCGTCTGACCTAAATCGCTAGACGTACCGATGTTGACATGGTTATTTCCCGCATCCACATACAACATGTGCGTGTTGGTGTCAGACTCGACGCGGAAGTCTTGATCTAAGCCGTTTTCATTAGAAACTATTTCAGAATGCGCAATTCTAAAACGCTCGGCAACATTTTCATTCGCAATAGTGTTGAACGCCATGTACGAATCGACAGTAGACGCTGTTGATGTCCACTCTTGAGTTTTGTGTACGCTGATACTTCCCGCTTCAAAATCAATGTCGCTGACGGTTCTGTTAAGCGACCATATTTGTTTTACAGCGGAGGCGGCGTCGGTTCCTGCGTTTCTTAATCGGGCTGCGGTGAACGTATCAGAAGTGCTTCCTTGAACATCAAGCAAGACGCTGCTCGGAACGCGGCCAATACCCACATTCCCATCACTACCCTGCACAAACAGCGCATATTCATTGGTATCCGACTCTACACGGAAGTCATTGTCTCCGCCGCCTTCATTAAACACCGCACCAGTGTTAACGCTGAGCGAGCTAGAAAGCGTCGTAGCGCCCGTCACGCCCAGCGTGTCGCCTACGGTGACATTGCTAGAAGCACCTACGGTGGTGAAGTTGGCGGCTTTTGCCGTGGTCGCACCAATGGTGCCATTGACGTCGCCATCTTTGAGCACAACACTGTCGATGTTGACGCCGTTGTTCGCGCTGGTTTCCAAGATGCTATCGGTGGTGAGGCTCTGCCCCGCCGTGATAATTAGATTATTCGCACCCGAGGTGTTGCCATTAGCGAGGATTTCGGCCAACGTGTCAACCGTGCCGACTTGGCTGTCTACATACGCCTTAATAGACTGCTGGGTCGCCAATGCGGTATCGCTATTGGTTGCCATGTTGTCTTCATCAAGGATGGTGTTGACAACCGTAGCACCCGTGCCCTTGAGCTCGCCAAACGTAACGCGCCCACTGGCGGTGACCGTAGTAAAGCTACCCGCCGCCGTGCTGGCACCGCCGATGGTAACCCCATCCATGGTGCCACCATTGATATCTGCCGTGGTAAGCACAGCAGACGCAATGGTGACAACACCCGTGCTGTCCGCAATGGAACCTGCCGAGGTGCCGTCCTTAGCTTTGAGGTTGGTGACTTCTAAATTGGTGGTATCTACCGTGGTGGCGTTGACCGTGGTAATGTTACCCGTGGTCGCCGCTACCGTTGCGGCATCCAGTGCGTCTAGCTTGAGGTCAACAAACACCTGCGTAACGGTTGCGCTAGCGCCGCCGCCATCAAACTTAAGGACAACGTCCTTGCCAGCAGGGATTTCAAAATCGTTGCTAGCGTTATAGGTGCCTTGGAACACAATCACCGAGCGGCTACCGCTCAAGCTGTTCCGCATGTGCACAATCTTTTCGGCGTCGTTAGGGTCTAACTGAACATACGCCGTAGCGCCAAGGTCGCCGCCATCTACAAACTCAATGTACTTATTCCGCCCATCGGACGCAGTGCCGTTGGTGATGTCAATGGTATTAGGGCTACCGCTTGACCCAGCCGCCGCCAATGTGACCTGCACAATGCCGTTAATAGCCTGATCGATAAGGTCATAGTTGGTATTGGCGGTGGTGCCCCACGTTCCTGATTGTTCACCAGTTCCGGGTTTTTCAATACCAAGGTTCGTAGTATAGGTGCTTGCCATTTCTCATCCTCACGCGGCGATTTCTGTCCAAACAGTTCCCGGATTTGGTTTGACTTCACCCCAAACTAACACATAAGGTTCATTTGTGGTAGCCGAAACTCCCGTTGGGAAGACCGTCGCCTTTGCATCAATTGTAACTTGACCCACGGCACCAGTGGCACTCACACCAGTCACATCTACGTCTACCGTAGTGATCACGCTGATGGTACCGACTGCGCCCGTAGCCGCTATGCCTGTTGCGGGGATGTTGGCTTTTGCAATAACGCTTACGCCATCGACCGCCCCCGATGCGGTCACGCCTGTGGGGAACACTTGGGCCTGCGCGACTACCGTAACCGCGCCACCTGCCGCCGTGCCCGCTACGCCAGTGACAGGCACAACCGCCTGTGCATCTACCGCAACGCTATCTACTTGGCCTGTACCAGTAACCCCAGTTACCGATACATTGGCTTCTGCAATTACCAATACAGAGCCGACCGTTGTTGATGCCACCAAGCCCGTTACAGGCACATTGGCTTGAGCATCTACCGTAACACTACCCGCCGCCCCCGTTGCAAACGGCAAGCCACTCTGGCTCCAAGGGCCATCGCCCCAGCCAGCACGGCCCCAGCCGCCTATGGGGACGATAACACTTGTCATCAGGCGATCCGGATAATTGCGTTACTCGCGTCCGCCGTGGGGAACACGATGGTAAAGTCACCCGCCGTAGACGTCTTGTCGCCGCCAAAGTCCAGTACCACAACGGTCGGGTTGCTTACGCTCACCGAGGTCGTGTTGGGCGTGGTGTTGTAAATCAACGCGCCGCGTGCCGTGATAGTTGCCGTGCTAAAAGTCAGGTCGGCAAAATCGGTAAAGGCCGTGGTACCACTGGTCGTGGGGTTGACGTTAGTCAGCGTGCCGCCGCCTGCGGTGTAGCCCGTGCCCGACACTTCGTCAGACGCCGTGTAGGCTGTAGTCGCCGCAGTAAACGAGGCGTTGTTGTCGTACAGCGCCAGCTTGAACGTATCGCCCGTGCTAGCATCAAAGTCGTGTACGCCGTAAAGGAGCTCCTGTTTGAAGCTCGTGCACATGAAGTTACCCGTGAAGGCCATCTTACAATCTCCTTATGAGTTCAGCGAGCTTCGGTTGCCCCGCGTTGCACAGCTCATTGTATACAGTGGTTCTATCGCTTTTGATAGCCTCACGCATATAAAAAGTCACTAGCGCATGCAGTTGCTTCTTATAGGCTCGGGCTTGGTCCCGGATAGCAGGGTGCGCGGAGTCCGACACCGAAACAATGCGGTCAACGCAACGCTCGGCAATTTCCTCAGGGGTAAAACCACGGTGGCTCACCGCTTCTACCCTGATTCCTAAATCTACTGCGCCTTCGGCGGGTGCTACCATCATTGTTTAGGTCTCCGTACTCGGCCTACGCGGTACTCGTCAGTTACCTCTTTTGCTTCGCCGAGGAGTTTCATACCAACAATGGCATTCTGCAATGTTTTGTCATATTGAGCAACCAAATCTTGTTCACCTTTCATAAAAGTGTACGCTTCGCTCAAACTGCCATACAACATTGCCATCGGGGCGTTGGTGCTCAACCACGTTGTGCCACTGTCGGCCAACGTGGTCAAGCTGGCGGGACGGTACAAGTAGTGGAGCTCTACTGCAAACGCCGCGCTAGGCGTGGGCGCGACGATGAAGTTATTCACGTCAAACACCGCGTAGTAACGCGGATTGCCCGTAACCGTAGGGTCAGGCGCAAACTCCCTCATAAAGTCTACGTCTTTGAAGTCCATGTACTGACTGTTGCCACTGCCGTCCACATAGCTAAAGCTAAACGGCGCGAGGAAGTCGCTCGGGC